AACCTTTATTCTCGGGTAGGTCTTCAGAACTATGTGATTTAGCTGGCATACCTCTTTCCAAACGTTCAATTTCAATGTTAGGTAATTGCATGCAACCAACAACACCTTTATCGGGGTCTAATTTAAGATATACAAAGTTATCACCATACTTACATGTGTTTCTTGTCCACATTGGAAGATTGGTGTTTAAATCCAAATTATTATTAAATAAATCAGCTAAAATACCTTTAATTCTTTTTGATTCAGAATAAATCTGTAACATATAACCATTTTGGTCTGTTGTTGTAGACTCTTCAGCGTATATATCCAAAGCTGTTGAAATCTCGGGAGTATACTCCATAGATTCGTAATCATAGAATGAAGCCAATCTTGTTGGTTCGTAATATACTGCTTGGGTATATAAATTACTTTCAATCTTTGTCCATTGATTTGCTAAGTAATAAGTTTGTTGAGCTTGTAATAATTCCCTCTCATATTCTTGTTTTGAGGGTGTCTTTAAAAGTTCTTTTTTATCGTATTTGTATGTTGGATAATCCTGATTAAGTAACGCATTTGGACCAAACGCTTTGGACAATCTTTGCCAAACTGTTAAATTTTGATTACTGTTATTCTCCATGTACTAATTTTAAATATAAATACCTATAATTAAATAGTTTTCATTTTTATTATAATCAAACTAACATGGTGGACTAATAAAATTAGGTTTTGGTTGAATCCAAGAAGCAGTTCCAGAGTCAAAACTACCGCTATTTGACACACTTGAGACACACCAATTACTTAAATCTTGATTATATGATGTTGCGAAATAAAACATATAACTCATTTCTGTAACATTAGAAACATCCCACCCACTTAAAGGTTGATTAAATGACTTTGCGTTTGAGAACATGTAACTCATGTCCGTAACAGCTGAAACAACCCAAGATTCAATACTTTGATTAAATCCAGTAGCAAAACTAAACATACCAAACATACTAGTTACATTTGATGTATTCCAACCACTTAAAGGTTGGTTAAAACTATAAGTTTCATTAAACATGTAAGTCATATTTGTAACACCAGACACATTCCAATCGTTAATGTTTTTATTAAACAAGTTACATTGTGAAAACATTCCATACATTGTTGTAACATTAGATACGTCCCAATTTCCAATATATTGATTAAATGGTGTACTATAAAACATAAACTCAGTATTAATAACGTTTGACATATTCCAACCACTTAAAGGTTGGTCAAATGGTGTGTTATAAAACATATAAGATGAATCCACTAGACTTGAGGTATCCCATGAATTTATATCACTATTAAATTCTGATAAACCAAACATATATGTTGAGGCTGTCATTCCAGACACGTTCCAATTACCTAAATTACCGTTAAATTGTGTTCCAGCAAACATGTATGACATGTTTGTGACGTAAGAAACATCCCATAAATCTACGTTATTTATTGTTGTTAAATTATAACAATTAATAAACATTTCATTTAAATTTGTTATTCCACTTAAATTAATTGTATCTGTAACACCAGTTAAAGTTAAATTTGTACAACCCGAAAAATAAGCTCCTTCATCCAAAAATTTTAAACAACCCCATTTTTTAATTTCGATTAATTTTGAAGCTTCATCTTGATAAGAACCAAAGTTATAACCTTCAATAGTCCCATTAATTTCAACTATATAATCTCCAGGTGAAGAATATGTGTGTGTAACAAGTGAGGATGTAACTGTTGAATTTGTTCCGTCACCCCAATTTACATTAAAATTATAATTACCCAAAGGGTTTAATGGTAAAGTTATTGTTTCACTCGGTATTGTTGTTCTCCAAACTGATATAAATGAGTTTGGTTGTGAAGTTGAAGAATAAAAAAAATATCTATTTCTCATTTTTAAGTGTAATTTAAACCTATATTCCAATACATATTGGTGCCGTCATAAACAAAACTTAAAATATCAATGTTATTTGGTCCCGACGATAGTGTTACTAACCCTCCACCACCATTAACAACTTTGTGAGACCCTGGAGAACCATTAACATTATTTAATGTTAAACCAAAACCACCTGTTCCATCTTGTTTAACTATAATTGTCCCATAATCACCATTTCTTACATTAATTAAATCAAGTGTTGTGTTTGCGGTTAGGGTAATTGAATAATTTGTACTATTACCACTAACATCCCAAGTGAATCCAGTGTTTGACGGTTCAGTGTAAAAATTATCTACAATTGGTTCCCAAGTCCCATTTCCATTAGAGTCTGATGTTAGAATATATCCATCACTAGCTCCCGATGTAACTTGTAAATTTGTTGTTATTGTTTTACCCGATATATTAACTACAGTACCAGCAGCATGTAATAGATTGCTTCTATTCGATTCGTCAAAACCATTACCAATAATAAATGCTCCTGTGGTTGTATCACCAGTATTATTATACATTCCAGATACGTGTTGGAAGTCCCCCTCAGCGGTAGTCCCAACCCCCTCACTATGTGACGCGATTCCTAAAGATTTAGTATCATATCCTTCAGCGTGTGAATAATACCCTAAAGATTTTGATTGACGACCTTCCGCGTGAGAACCATTTCCTAAAGCTCTTGTTTTAAAACCTTCAGAATGAGAATATGGTTTAGTGGACACAGTTTCATAACCTTCTGAGTGAGAGTAATCAGCTACAGCTCTATTATTATATCCTTGAGTATGTGAGTAATTACCCGAATATCCACCGTTAGAACTGCTAAAACCATAAGGTAAATAATCAAAATCGGCTACAAAAGTACCAGTAGCACCACTGTCTGTTAAATAAATGTAAGTGTTAGAACCATTATAGTAAGGAGCTAAACTTGGGTGATATTGGTAAACACCGTTCTCAGTTACTACGTATCCTGGAAATGAACTAAAATCAGAAGTTGTATAGTTCCCATTTTGTGATATCATTACCGTACCATTTGTAATAGTACAAGCGAAAGGTTTCCATCCCGAAGAATTTTGCCATCCCATTGAAGAACTACCTTGACCCCAACTAGTATTTGTACTACCTAAACTAAAAGAATATTGGTTTAATGAGTTCAAATAAGTACCAAGGGTAAATGAGTGGTTACCCAAAGAGTTGACACCAGAACCAAAAGCTATTGATTCATTTCCAGTTGCACCAGAACCAAATAAACTTGTACTTGAGATTGATTGAATTGAGGAATTAAAAGTAATTGGGCTACATCCAAATAAATTATCAACATATAAATTTGTAATACAGTTAGCAGAACTGTTACCTGTGAATGTACTTGGAGACTGCCATGTCCCATTTCCATCGATGTCAGAAGTCAAAACGTAACCTGACGTAGCACCAGATGTAACTTGTAATGTTGCGGTTTTTGTTTTTCCACTAATCTCAACTTGATTTCCCGCCGCAAATAATAAAGTACTTCTACTAATATTAGAACTTCCATTTCCTATTATAAATGCACCAGAGGTTGAATCAGAAATATTATACTTGCCGACAACGTGTTGGTATTGTCCGTTTGCTATTGTATAGGCTCCATGAGCTCTTGAGTAATTTTGTAGAGTGTTTGATTGAAACCCAGAAGCGTAAGAATAATTTCCCGAAGCGACAGTAGCCGCTCCCATAGCTTGAGAGAATTGTCCTGTAGCACTCACACCATCACCAAATGCTATAGCTCCAGTTCCTATAGCGGTACTAGCCGGTGCACTGTAACTAACCAATGAACTATAAACCGTTATTGGTGAACATCCGTATAAATTATCAACATATAAATCAGTAATACAAGTTGCTGACGTATTACCTGTGAAGGTATATAAATTTAATACCTCACCAAGTGATGTTTTATATGATGAACCACCAGAATATTGTATGGTGTCACCAGTATTAACAATATGAATTAAACTATCATTTGTTATTGCTGATGCTATTGTTAAATCTGTAAGTCTTTTATTTGCCATTTTTAATAAATATCATTTGTTTATTGATTTTCAAAAATATAAACGTCACCATCCATTAAAAGAAAGTCATCACCATCCTCAAAAATCTTATTATATTGAGGTGTTGGTGTTGGCGTCGGAGTTAAGGTAGGTGTAAAACTAGGGGTTGGAGTTACCGTTGGTGTTGCTGTTGGAGTCGGGGTTAAGGTAGGTGTAACACTAGGGGTTGGTGTTGCTGTTTGTGTTGGTGTCGAAGTTTGTGACGGTCTGGGTATTCTTCCTTGTTGTGGATTAACCTCCAACTTTTCACCACTTGTTCTTTTTATGGCGTATATACCAAGACCTGGGACATTTAATCTAGACCCTGCAAAATATAAACCACTTCTTTTTCTGTCTACTAATCCCACAAATTATATTTTTAAATAAATACTATCTACCACCAAATAACCAACTGTATTTCATATATTCTTCACGTCCAACTTTATCTCTCCCAAACTCATCTCTTTTTTCATTAAAATTTGGAATTATTGGGTTAAAAGCTATTGATTGTGTTATATTTTCATTATTTGATACAGACCAAGAATTAATCATAGCTTTTGTTTGTTCTGTTACTTTTGTAAGACTACTAAATGAAGTTTCAGCTACATAAGTCGCCATTGAAATTGCCATGATTAAATCGTCATGATGTCCTTTTTGGTGGTCTGGTCTTCCGTTTATGTAAATAAACGTATTCATTTCATTAAACAATCTTGAACTTCTAATAACAAATTTATGTCTCATAACTTCTTCAAATGAAGCTATTATTTGAACTCGTTTATTATTAAAGTTAATACCAGGTATTTTTTCTTGAGCTTTTGGGTCATACTTCCACTTATTTGTTACATCAAGTCCGTCAATATATAAATTTTTATAACCCATTTCTTGAAGTTTTCTAGAGGTCGACACTCCCATACCACCAGTAATATCAATAACAATTAAACAATTATACATCATACCCCATTTGTAACAAACCTCAGCCATTGTATCGGGTGGAAGTTTTGCAACAAATTCCGCGACTTGTTCCCTTGTATCAAAGTCGATTATTTGAAATGAACTAAAATCTTCACTATCACCACGACTAACGTCAACCCCCATAACATATTTATGACCCATAACAGGTTCTTTCCATATCCAAAGTGAGTTACCTATCATTCTATTCTCGGGGTCTTTAATATCGTTTTCTTTTACAACCTGTAACATTTTTGGGTCAAATACGTTGTCACCAGAACCCAAAAAATTACATTCCAACTCTTGTGATACTTTTCTTTTATCGTACTTTAATTTTTTAACCATTTTTTCAAACCATTCTGAAGATGGTTTGTACCCTTGGGACATTAACTCTTTTAATTTTCCAAAATCTCTCTCTTGAAATGGGATATGTTCCCAACTAATAATATCTTCGGATTTATAGTCTTGTTTATTTAAAAGGTAATGAATAATGTCTGTAGTTTTGACCATATATAGGTCTTTGGTATATCTTGGGTCACGAAACCAAAACATTTCAGATATTTTAAAATCATTTAAAGTCCTAAGTGCTTGGTCATAAATTTCATAATAAATTGGGTCAAATCCATTTGGTGTAGAAACAACAATAACTTTACCACCTGTAGATAGTGACGCCATACAAGCTGCCCAAAAGTCATTATCCGCCTCGATAAACGCAGCTTCATCAAATATTAGAATCGTAGGTGTAAAACCACGGAGTGCGTCTTTTGATGTAGCTACCGCTTTGACTTCACATCCATTGTTTAATTTAAAATGTTTTTGTGAATCTTTTTCTTTAGCGAAAGAAATTCCAACCCAAGACGGCCATTGTGTTATAAAAGCTCTAATTTTATTTGCCATCTCCTGTGAGGTGTCAAGTTTGTTCGCGATAATTAGAATTTTTTCGGGTTTAGTTTTTTTAGCAAAAGCTACTTTTTTTGATGTCCAAGCTGCGGTTACAGTTGACACACCAGCTTGTCTATATTTTAAAGCAATATTTTCATTGTAGTTTTCATAATCGTTCAATAATGATACTTGGTCAGGAAATAATTCTAACGGAACGTATTTTGAAACTGTATTATCGTATGTTTGAAGGTATGTCCTAAGAGCGTACGGTGTGTCTTTCATACACTTAACATACTCCAACATTACTTGTTCTTTTGATAGACTCATATTATATAAATACTAAAAACCCCCACTTTTTTTTAGTGAGGGTTTATCAGTTATTTTTTTATTTATTAAAATAAATCTTTTAAATCAATATCATCCAAGTTGTCATCGTCTTCATCATCCCCACCTAAAACATCCTCAGCTTCTTGTTTTTTTAAATCTGAAACAATTTCATTAACCATTCTTTGAACAAATTGTTTTCCTTGTGGGTCACCTTGTAAGATAAGTTTAGCTATTCTCATAAACTCTTTAGCGTCCAATCTTGAAAATCTCATTAAGAAATAATGTTGAATGTGTCTTTTGTCTTCATCAAAAATTTCCATTGGATAAGTCTCTTGTAGTTTTTCCCAAAAAATTGGTCCCAATCTTGAATCCCAAATTTCAGCTGGAAGTGTATCTTCCATTTGCATAACCATTTGTTGTTGTTCGGGGTCATCGGGTAAACCGTGTGATAACATAACTTCATGAACACCTTTAACAAGTTCGTGAACTAAAAGTGGAAATGTTCCAGCTCTAGCTTTAATTGTTGGTGGGTCAGTTGTTTCGTCAACACTTGATTGTCCCAGTTGTGCACCACCACTACCAGCCATACCTTCCATATTGGGATATATCCAATATAAGTGTTCCATTAATGATTGTGTAACACCATAAAGTTGTAATAATTCGGGGTCAATATTATTTAATTCTTCACCAACTAGAACATACATGTGACCACCTTTAAACGCGGCACCTTGTATTAGAGAATTAATAAATCTACGTTTTGCTCTTTC